CCACTTTTGAGAATGTTTTTCACCTCCAGCTACCGCACCAGGCCCATGGGTAGGATCAGGGCACTCGGGTATATACCCTTGTGACCACTCCTCCATGAGTATCTGAGCACGCACCATGATGGTATCGACCGGAACAACGAAATCTTCAAGTTCTTCCTCAATCCTGAGGAACGTCTCTAATTTTTCTTGTTTCTGGTCGGCTGAAAAGGGTATTTCTAACTTTTTCAGACCGTGCAATAAAGTCCGTAACATACGGATCAGTTGTGCGATATCTGCTTCCATGAAAAGTTCGTCTGCCTTGGCTATCGCTAGCCAAAACGGACGAAGAAAGCAAGGATAGAGGCCATCGTAGGGATCAAACCCTACGACGCGCTCGACCTTCTTTTGACGGAGCGCCATTTCATCAAGCCAGTCTCCCAGTTTAGGAAGACTAGTTGTAAAAAATTGCACTCCTTCATGCAACCAGCGATTGTAGATGTAATCTACATCTCTCTGGAAATCATTCTTACGAATGAGTTGCATGGATGTCACTCTCTCAAGGAAAGCGTAACAATCAGCGAGCGTTTCGGCTACGATTCGGAAGATATCTTCTTCCGCATGGCTTTTCAGTTCTCCCATTGGTGGGTAGAAACCTCCATACAATGGCCACTATCATGTGACACATAGGTCACTTCTTAGAGCGAGTTCGCGCCTTCTTTCGTAGCTCGCGGCGATTAAGCCGTTTAAGCAACGCAAGAGCAACTTTCTCTGCAATAAGAACTGCCAAACGGAGCACCGAATCAGGTACCACTGTACCTAAACTTCACCACGTACGAGCTTTGGAACATTCGTATCCGTAATCAAATTACGAAGGAATGCCATAGCATCGACAATGTGTGTGTCGGTGACCACCGTTCTTGTCTCCGGACAGGTGAACGTCACGTTGACGATCAACTCCTCGTTTATTCCCGCCGTTGTCGTTGGTACGACAAGGCGGTATTGAACGAGAGAACGCCGGATCCTCGAACCAAGTTTAGTCTTGGTACCGAGGAACGATTGCTTGATGTTAATGCGGTCGTCCCGGGTCGCGGTCGCGTCGGTGGTATTTAGCCACTCGGCGTTCGCGCGGTCCTTGCCGATCTCAGTAAACGTCTTTGCAACCGCGGATGAGTTGTTTAAAGTAGTGATAGTGATTGCCATTTTTCGTATCCCGTGAAGGCCTCATGGGCCTAAAGTTAGTCTCACATTAAGTTATCGACGACGCTTGTTTCCAATAAGCGCGGCGATTATACTTATGTTATACCAGCCTATCGGTATGCGGAAAGGGAAGAGCTCCTGTAAAGGGAGCCCCGGTTGTCTATTGTAAAGTCGGTATTGAATGATACCGAGATACATTCTCTCAGAACGATCTTCATTAACCAAATAAACCTCACCATCGACTTCCGTCGTAATGGAGTGGCCAGTTTGGAGAATTGTTGCGTCCTTCAAAGGACTCAGGTTTGCAGCTTCTAGCTGCATCTGAGTCTTTATGCTCACAAACCAATCGATGAGCCATGAGAATGGTATCGCTTCCCAGGCTACCTTGAGTGGGTTATAAAGCCCAGCCAATGATAGCCACACGATGCCTAACCCTTCCTCGTCAGATAAAAACTGATCCGGAATGTCGAATCTTACGACAGCGTTGGCAGCAACTTTGAGCTTCGTCTGATAGACGAATTCAAATTTGACACCAATTGGGTTAGTGCCCGTGGCAATCGCCGTATGGCCCAATTTCCCCCAATCATATGGGAGGTCAATTGTTCCAGAGGTCTCAAAGCCATTATTTTGGCGATAAGACACCGGCGTATCCAGGTGATTATGCTTCTTTAGCCAGCGAAGACGCTTTCTTGCGTTATTCACAGAGCTAATGATAGCTTTCACGTCCCCTATAGTGGGTTTAATGGCAAAATTCCAGGACAACCAATAGTTGCCTGTTTTTTTGTACATTTTCCAAAATAGGTCAAAGGCCCGTTTGAGTTTCTCAACGAGCTCTTTGAGTTTGACAATGTTTCCCTCGCACATCTCGATCAATTCGATCAAGAAGTTCAAGATGGAATGAGTGTCATCAACGGCAGTCTTGAAATGATGTTCTGCGCGAGCGCAGAAATCATCCAAGTACTCTGGAAGATCGGGAATCTCTATATTACGAATAGACTCAACAAAGTCGCCATAGGGTACTTCTGATATTCCTGAATGGAACTCATACAGTGCCCCGCCCGCGAAATTGTTGGCAATGAAAGAGCGAACAGGCTTAAGAGCCACGAATGCACGTTCATTGTAACAAGGATTGAAATAATTAGCCTTAAATCCTCGCGTATCTTTCATGTACCTCCAAACAGCAAGCTGTTTAAAAGGTTCAGTTTGGATATCACGAAAGACTGTGCCATCAGACAAATCCGTAATCTTTAACCGCGCCTGAAACACATCTGTGAATTTGTGCTTCGAGCGGTTA